TGTTAAGTCGGTGAAGGCGCGGAAGCTCGCTTCGTCAATCGGACTCTTCGCATCTTGGAAGGTCCAATTATGGTCGCTCGAAAGCCACGTTGTTGGAATACTGAGCTTCTGCTCCTGAAGCTCGCAAGCCGTCAGGTTGACTGTCCCGCCTACGCCGGTCAGGCCGGCGTCAACCAAAATGTCGAAGCCGGATGTCGAGTCAAAGCGGACGCTCGTCCATTGTACGTTGGCAGTGTCGTCTGTGACGTGAAGACCGTTAACGCAATTAAACAGCGCGGATGAGCGCATGATGACCGTGGCATCGGCACATAGTACCGCGTCGCCTACTGTCGGGCTTCCTACATTAACGTCGTTGAGCTGAAGGCGAGCGCCCACGCTTGCGTTGATGGCCTGATTGATGAGGCCGCCCCCTGGGACGTGTAGCCCGGTTAGCGCGAGGATGCCGGTGTTGGTACACTTAACAAGGGCGTCGAAGTCTCCACCAACATAGCGAAACTCGGTGATGATAATCTTGCCCGTTCCGTTGTGATGAAAGCCAACGCTGGTCAAGTCGGTCCCGGTTGCCATCGCGTTATATAGATAACATAACCCCGCGCCACCGTATGCGAATCCGGCAAACCCGATAGGTACTGTCACTCCGATGCTGTGAACATAGCAACCGTCATTAAGGGTCACGACGTCAGAGCCAATCCCGGAGCCGGTAATGATGACGCGCTGCGGTCCGCCGATTCCAATCAGAGAGATTCCGGTTGTGACGGTAACATCTTCTGGGTAGCTGCCGGGATAGACGTGGACCGCATCGCCAGGGACGGCGGCGCCAAGCGCTGCGACGATGGTAAGATAGGGCAAGTCGAGTTGCCCGCTGACCGCTGTTCCATCGTTGCCGTTAATGGCGTCTACATATAAAAGGTTGCCAGTTGGCAGAGCTGCCGCGGGCGCAGCCGTCCCGACAAGCGTGGCGCCGACTCGCTTAAGGAACTCGCCATCAGCCACCGCGCCAAGCGTCATCGACGTTGGTCCGCTCGTCTCGGTGACCGCTTGCACAACTGCGGAGCCTGGTCCCCAGCTCCCGCCAAGGTCGCCGCTAGGGCTCATTCCTTGAACTAGCCCGCCGACTCGCTGAAGGACTTCGGTGTTTGCTACCGCGCCCATCGCCATCGGGCTAGGCCCGCTAGATTCGGTCAAGCCAACGACGGACGGATTCGGATAGACTCCCGAAAGCTGGCCACCGGCAGGCCCGGCTGGCACTGCGCCCGCGAGCGGGTCAACGGTGAAGACCAGCGGCGTGACGTTGAGCGTCACCGGGTCAAGCGTGGTGAGGATGAAGTAGCTTTCAAAGTTGCTGACGCCTTCGCCAACATAGAGCGTCATCCCGTTGGACACTTCGCCCTGCTCGTTGGCGCTCGGCCCGCGTTGCATAATCCAAGGCGAGCCAGCGTCGCCAATCTGAGTCAGGACATAGATGCCGTTGTCCTGGCCAGTCGGCTGGTCCTTAATCAAGACTCGCTCGCCCAGCGCAAGATTGACGACGCCGTCAATCCCAGCGGCATTGATTGAGCCATTAGCGTTAGCCGTCAGCGTGTCGTCCGTGCGAGTTGCCGCAAACGCCGCCGTGGTAGCAACGCGCGCCGACTTCTTCCAGTCGGACGTGACGCCATCGCCCACGGAGATGTCTACCTGTTTTGTGAGCGGGTTATAGGCTACATCGGCGCCCTTTAAATTCCACTCTTTAACAGTCGGCTGGACCTCAATCCCGCTGTCATAAATGCGTTGACCCGTCAGGTCGTCAATCCAGTTGCTTGCCATGATTCGGCCTTACTTGCGGAAGCGCTCGATGAGCAAGTTGTAGGGGCTCATCAGGTCAAGTTGGTGAGGAAAGGCGCCGAGCATTCCAACGGCAAGCTGGAGCCTGAAGGCCGGCGCCATCGCTGCAGTTACAACGGTTGTCGAGCAGATGGTGGCCTGAACTTGCGTGGCCGGCTCGGTCGGGTCAAGCGTATGGCTCCAGCCATCCAAGGGAGCTCCTGTGGCCTGAATGCCGAAGAAGACGCTGAACGGGTTTCCCACAATCGTCGTTTTATCAAACCGGATGGCGCCGGTAATCTTGATGATGTCGCCAATCTCCAGGTCTTCGATGATGAAATCAATGACCGTCGAATACTCAATGCTAGTGCCTGGCGCAGCGAGAGACTCAACGATGAGAATGTTTGGCGGGCTTCCAACTGCCGCATAAAGCGGCGCAGCCGTAGCGACGTTTTCCGGGTAGCTTAGAATCTGCCGGTTGAACAGGTAGCGGCTTCGGTCGGTGACTTCGCCAAAGGCCCCATTCACGGATGAAGCATTAGCCACGTCGCCATCATCTGGGACCGTGACCGTTGGGCTAAAGGTATCGGTTTCGGGAATTATATGCGCCATGAATCAGACCTTGATAATGCCGCCCCAATAATCGAGGCTGGCGATGTTATACGGAGCTGGAGAGCCCCATGATTTGAATGCGTACTTTGGGCCCCAGAAGTGACCGATGGGCCACTTTACCACGCCATTAGCCCACGTGCCGGTGCCCCAATTAAACAGGCCCCAGATGTTAGTGTCCCAAGCTAGGATGATGTCTACGCCAATCTCGTGGGCGCTTTTCCACTTGCGGAGAATCTTGAGAATAGCGAATATATCCTCTTGAGTTGCTGAGCTTCCCCAAGTGTAACCGCCCGTTCCCCAACTGCCATAGACCGGGCCGCCCCAGGTTGCCACGTCCCAATTGGGCGGGTCAGTTATCACGAGCCACCAGCGGGACCAATGCGTGGAATTGGGGTCAGCGTTCCAGAAGTAGTTTGGCACCAGCGTGATGTTTGCCGCAGGGATTCCAAACGGGGCCAGCGCATTCTGGGCAAAGAGAACGGTCGCCGCTTCGCCCCACAAATCCCAAGCGTCAAATAGGCGCTCGCGATATTCCGCGTCCGTCTCTGGCGGCGTGCGAGCTATGCCGCGCTCGTCACCAATGGACGGCAGCGCATCATCGGGCGAAGTGCTCTCCTTTAGCCAGGGCGCCCGCAGCGCTTCTGACGCGCCTTCCATAACGAGGTCGGCGGCCAGCCCTTCGGTGACGCCAACAAAGCGCTCTCCGAAGAAGCGCCGAAGCCACGACGGAGAAAGCTCCGCGGCAAATTCTCGAAAGTTGGTCATACGCTGATATAGCTCGGCGTGATTGCCGATACGGTCATGATGTCAAATGCACCGATGTTGACGTTTCCGGGCGGCAGGCTCAGCACAATTTGCTGGACGCCAACGATGGCGGTCATCGCGCCAATGGCCTCCGAATAGACGAACTCGCCAAGCAAAGCCACGGCAAACGACGTGCCGCCAATCGGCAGTCCGTTGACGTAATTGGTAAGCGCTTGCTCCACGGCTGATTGGGTCACCGCGTTATTAAGCGCCGCTGTTATATAGCAAGTATACTGGAACAATTGCGGCTGAGCCGCTGCGGCAAAGACGGTTACCTGAGCTGTCGGGTTTCTGATTCTGTCCGCTTCGGTCTGAGCGTTGACAACGTCCGTCGCGCCGCTGACTCCGCTAGGCCCAGCGATATAGATGTGAAGCGTTCCGGGTCCAGCCGGATTGCTGTCGTCTACTTTAATCCGCGCCGCTCCAGGGACGGCAGTGCGGATGAAATTGATGTATCGGTCTGCCGGGTCCGATGGGCTGAGCGTTGCCCACTTCGTTGTATTGCGGGAGCGGAGCGCGGCGTCCGTTTCCTCGTTGACCCCTTGCTGAGTTATCCACGTGGAGCTTGGCGCGATGGCATCGTTTGAGCAAGTGACGCCAGCGAGCGGAGTGGTCAGAATGAATATGGTTCCGTTTGCTACGTTAGCGTCAGCGCCGGGGGTCTCCGCTTGAATCGTGACAACGAGCGAGCCGCTGGCCGGTATGGTGCCGGCTGTCGTGTTGCGGTAGGTCCTGCCGTCCGCATCGCTAGCCACAATCTGGCCGGCCAAGATGGCGTGTGGCGGGCCAACTGCGGCGCCCGTCAGAGTCAGGTTTCCAAGCGTGGAGACTGCGGCAATTCTGGTGTTATCATAATGCGAGTAACTGAAGGCGGTCAGCGCGTCGCCCTCGCTTGTGTCGTTGAATCCGAGCCGGCTGATAGCGTCAACGCCAAGCGTCAGATTGCTGTAAACGCTTGCGAACATCTCGATGAGCGTTAGCTGGACGCTGCCGCTCTGCCAGCTCGTTGCGCCAAAGCCAAGCGACGCCAGCTCGGTGATGAGAAACGTCAGCGCCTCGGCTTGTGTAACCGGCGTCCGCAGCTGTGAGAGATTCAAAGGCATCAGGGTTGCTCCAGTATTTCCACGGTCAGGTCGTTGACTGATAGCACTAGCACAAATGGCCCGTCGCTCGCTGTTAGCTCTAGGCTAATCAGCAAGGTGCCTTGCTGCGCCGTCCCAAGCTCGCCAAAGTCAAGCGCTACCTTCACGTCGTTGACTCGCTCATCCTTCAGCGCTTCGTTTTCAATAGCTAGCGCGGTGATTTCTCGCGCCTCGATTCCATTAAGCCGGCTTCGGATGTCGGTCCCGTAGTCCGTATCATAGAACAGCGTGCCGCGAGCCGTCGAGATTCGGCGCGCGATGTTCTCCGCTAGGCATCGGTTGCCGCTAGTCGCCTGCGATAAGTTGGCGTTAATATCATCAACGCAGGCAAAGTCTGTTCCGAGATTGCTCATGCTTTTAGCTTATCGTTTCCAGTTGTGATGACGCCGGCGATTGGCAGTCCAGCGAACCCGGGCGGCGGAGGGTTTGGTGGGACGGGTGGAGCTGGAAGGGGCGAATATACGCCCGGCACTCCAAAGACGTCCGGCGCATAGTAAACCACGAACGTCCCGGGGTCTTGGACCAGATAGCCGCCTATCGTCGAATCATCCACCCGCGCGATGCTCTGGCTTCCATTGTCGAAGGTGAGAAGGTCCGCGCCGCCTTCAGGCTCCCAGCTCGCGAGATAGGGGCGGGACGGGTCGCCAGCCTCAAAGCCAACAAGACATCGCGCGCCAACTGGGATTTCGTATCTGTAGCCCGGCGCTCCGTTGCGCAATTCAACGAGCCCGATGCCCGTGCCCCTCACCGCCTCATCGTCGGGCAAGACTTCAACGCGTCCGTCCGCCCCTTGGTCAACAACGGTCGAGGGGTACAGACCGAAATAGGTCAGCCGCCTGCCAAGATAAGCGTCTATGAATGCGGCCAAGCCGGCCTTTATGCGGTCAAGGTTCATAGATAATAGATATGTTGGCGCACGGAGCCAGAGGAGATGGACGTGGTGACGTAGCTCACGGAGAAGCCATCGAGCGCGGTGGCCGGCGCGACTAGCGCCGAGGTATCTGGCGCAATCGTCAGCGCCCCATTTGCCGCGTCATTTTCGACGAGCGTATAAGTCACTTCCACGGCTGGAAATTCCTGAGCACCAAAGAAGACTTCACCCGCCCTCGTCACTCGCCAGATGTCTCCGGTGTAGTCTGCAATCTGGCTGAGCGCGTGGCTAGCTGCGCCGCGGGAGCGTACCCACGCGGGCACCACGGCCCCTGTGAGGTCGCGCGAGCCTGAATCCGCACTAGCGCCCGCTCCGCTCAAAACGTCGCTTAGCGGCAAAGCTAGCGGACAAGAGATGTAGCTTTTCGCGGCTAGCACTGTGGCCAACTTTCCCGCTCCTCCCGTAATGCGGCCCAACCATCTGCCGCCATCGAGCCCGCCGCGCTGGACGACGCCAGAGAAGGTGACGCCATCGAGCGAAAGCGTCACCGGGCCGGCTATGTCCTCCGCTGAGTCAGCCTCCAGCTCGGCGTGCCAGACGCCCACGGAGGGCTCGTATAGCGTGCCGCTGATAACCGCGAAGCCTTCAAGCTCATAGGTCATCAGCTAGCCCCATAAGATGTTGGCGATTAAGTTGGCCGCCTTGCCGGGGTCCGTCAGAGCTTCCTTGCCGATGTCGAGCGCCGAATCTAGGAAATCCTTGGGAGCCTCATCCTCGAAGCCGCCGCCCTGCTCTTGCTCTGGGCCAAGAGCTTCGCCACCAAACGTGCCGGCCCCGCGCTTGATTGGCGCCGGCTTTGGTATCCACTCAATTGCGCTCATGCTAATGGTCATGACTCCGCTGGAGCGGTCAAGCTCTGGAAAGCCAATCTGGCTTATATAGATGGCGCTGATTCCCAGCGCGTTACACTGTGGGTGAACAATCTCGGTCGGTGTCCTCACTCCACCTTTTCGCTTCGGATGAATCAGCGGGAGCAGTTCGTTGAATTTCTTCCAGTGCTCGGCGGTCCAAAGACGAAGGCTTATGCTAATCTTCGCCGGGTCCATGCCGTTGTCTTTCAACGTGCCGCCGTCCTTGCCTTTCGTCTTCTTAACGTCAATCCGACGCTTGACGCCAGACCCTGAAATCTCCGCAAGCCCTGGCCAGATATTGCCCGCCATCAGTAGGCGGTCCCATTGGTCCTGACCTTGCCCGCTGTCATTCCAAAACGGAGTGTAGACGGGCTCGGTCATCCACCAATCTCCACGGCCATTTGCTCGAAGGCTGACGCCATCTCCATTAGCTGCATTCGCTTGACCATTCGCGCCGTGTCCTCCGCGCTCTGGGCTTCGGTGACGTTGAAAGTGTTCGAGTTGTTTTGTGTGACGTTGGCGCCGCCGCCTCCGAGTGATGGCGTCACCGCGCTGGCGCTCATCGCTGGAATGCTTGCACCAACATCGGCAAAGCCCTCCTCATAGCCGAGCGCTGACATGGCTCCCATATTCTCGAACACCTTGGACGGTGACGAGATGCCGAGCGCGCCTTTTGCGGCGTCGATTCCGCTGCTCACTACGCCAGTGATTGCGCTCACCACTGCGCCGGCGGCGGCTTTGATGCCCTCTACGAGCCCTGCCATCATGTCGCCGCCGAGACCCATGAAGCCCGCCGCAAATTCTTTGATGGCATTCCAGGCAGCCGAAAAGGCGCTGCCAATAATTGAGCCGAGCGCCATCAGTGGGCCAACTGTGCTCTCTATTCCGAAGACAATCGCATCCCATAACATACCGAAGGCATTCCACAAGATGATCACCGGCGCTGCGGCTATGGCTAGCGCCACGGCTATGGCTGCACCTGCCGCCAAAACCACCACGCCCAAAACCTTAAACATCGTTATCATCGCGCTAACTGGTCCCGCCGTTATTCCCATGTCGGCAAGCTTGTCGGTTGTTGCTTCGGTCGCTTGCGCCGCGCTTGCCATTAAGCCAACGAGGCCGGCCGTGGCCTTGGCTATCAGCTTGATGGCGGGCCAGGCTTGCGCCGCAGACCGGGCGAGCATTCCGAAGCCTTCAACCATATCGGCCATCAGATTCTTGGCGCCTTCGCTCTTGCTCCACGCCATAATCTCCTCAACGATTGGGCCGAATGCCTTGCGGATTGACGGGAGCACCTTTTGAGCGAACTCGATGAAGGCGCCTTGTCCAGCGGCCTTCATCTTGCCCCACATGCCGGACAGTGTTTTGGTCGCCTTGATTCCAGCGTCGCCAAGATTGTCGATGTGGAGCTTCTGCATGACTGCGGCCTTGATGGCCTTTAACCCCATGGCGGAGGTAATCTTGCCGGCCTGCATCATCTTCATAATTTGCTTCGGCGTCTTATTGAGTTGCTTGCCGAGAGCATCATAGACCAGCTTCATGCTTATCCCGCGTTCGGCTAGCTGCATCATCTCCTCGCCCGCAAGCTTGCCCTTGCTCTTAATTTGAGTCATCGCCGTGATGATGCCCTGGGTGGCCTCCGCTCCCATTCCGAGCGCCTTCATGTCGGCGGCCATCTTCACGACATCGGTCGCTTCGCTCAGGCTAAACTGCATCGCGAGAAGCTTCTTGAACTGGTCCGTTGTTTCCATAACGTCCAGCCCATAGGTCTTCGAGAGCTTGATAGCCCTCGCCATCGCCGCATTTCCTTTCTTGACTCCACCGGCAACGAAACTGAATCCCATGCGGGTCTTCTCAACCCATGCCGCCATCTTAATCGTTGCCCCAACAAACTTGACCATGGCCGCAGCCGCAGCCTTTATAGCGGACACGATTAGGGCAATCGCTGCCGCTGCGGCCCCAGCCTTCAGCGCCATGCTACCCAATGCCGAGCCCATGCCACCAGTCGCGCCCGCCGAGGCGCGTTGATAGCCAATGTTCTTCATCATCTCCTTGGCGCGGCTGTTGGCGTGTTTTGTTCTCGACTTGTTGAACCTAGCCGCAGAGGACTCGCTAGCCTTGGTCGCCTGCTTTGCCTTGTCGGCGGCCTTGCTAATCTTCCGCATGGCGCGAGCCAAGGCATCAAAGTCCTTCTTCGATGTTTGGGCGGCGCGGCCAATCTTCTCGACGGCCGCGGAAGCTTTCTTGGCTGGACCACTGACCTTCTCGGTCAATTTAACGGTTAGTTCGACGCCGGCCATGGTTCTTCGTTTTCAAATATGCTCTTGAGAATGCTCGTGCGATGTCGTGAAATTCAGCGTGGAGAAGCGCGCCTTCGACGGCCAAGCTGGTCGGCTCGTCCGAATCGTTTCGGTCGCAGTATTGGAAAGCCAGCAACGCGCGGGCGGCGTAATAAAGGTTCTTCTTAGCCCGCTCGAAGCCGGCTACCCTTTTTTCACCTCGACCTCCACCTCGGTCCCTGCCAGCTCTTGGATAGCTGTGGCCGCTTGCAACACCATGCCGGGCATCTTTTCAAAGACGACAAGCAAGTCCTCGCGCGATGGGTAGACGCGGCAAGCGATAGCAAGCTCCCGCATTGAAGCGAACTTGCTACCCTTACCATCCGTTATCTTATCGGTGAAGCGCTGATAGTCAGCGAAGCTAGGAGACTTGAAGGCCACTTTGCCGTGCCGGGTGGCGAACACATGAATTTCTCCGTGCTCCTTCGCCAGCTCGTCAAGCTCAGCCTCTTCTGTTTTAACTTCCTTCAATGCTGATCCCATAGTCTACCCCTTATGTGAGAATGCCGCTGACGGCGTTTAGGCCGTCAGTCTCTACCCTGAAGATGCTCAGGTCAAGGCTCACCTCAAGCGGGTCCGTTCCTTGGCTGCCGCCGCCCTCCATGTTGGTTATACGGCAGCCGATGAGCCGGTTAACTTGGACGGGAGCGTTTGTGTCAGAGTAGGTGATGGTCACGCTGAAGCTCTGCTCCATGAAGCCGTCACCGAGCGCCTTGATGATTTCCGCATACTCCTCGGAATAGACCACCATGGAGCCCTCGGCGGTATACTCGCCGCGGGTGCGGCCAAGAAGCTCGGCGCGAGTACCGCGCACCTCGCCAGGTTCAAGGCTATGGGTGAAGCTGATTTCCTTCACGCCGGTGAAAATGCCGATGTCACCAACATCGATCTCGATGGAGCTGTAATCGTATTTGTTGCCGTTTATGAGTGGGTAGGTAGCCATTATGAATCCTTAGACGGTCACAGAGAAGCCGATTTGCGTGGTGATATATTTGCTGTAGCCAAGCGGGCGGACAGCAACGTCGCTGTTGACCGTTTGCGAGACTTGGATGTTATTGGTGCGGTCTATTTGGTAACTGAAGTCAGAGACATGGCCGCGCGTCCCTTCCGCGTTGCTCGGTGCGGTGAGCTGGGCCGCCAAGGCATCGCGCCCTCTTGTCTCCAGCCTTGCCGCGTCCAGCTCGTTGATGGTGCCGGTCGGCGTCGTCCGCAGGCCCATCGAGATGAAGTTTTGCTGAACGAGGTAGGTCGTCTTGCAAGCCACGTCCATGACGCGCCCATACTGCCAATAAATGAAGTCCGAGCCGGGGTCACTCTTCAGCCTGGCGTTGGTAATGTAGAAGCCGGGACGCCCCAGCCAACTACGGGTGGTCGTGATTCGGTGGACGTCTAGCACCTCATTCAGAAATTCATCGTGCGAGATTGAGAGCACTCCAGCGAGCGCTCCCGATGCCACGCGGGCGAGGTCGGTGCTGATAAGAGATGCAGCGGCGCGCGAGCCAACCACGTCCACAATTGAGCGGCTAGGTGCTCCCCAGCCGGAGAAGGCCTTGCTAGATGCGACATCACAAGAACCGTAGCAGACGCAAATCCGGTTATCGCTCACGGCTCCGAAGGCGGTGATAACGTTGGCCGTCGTGTCGTCGCCAGCGTCCATGATGGCGCGGGTGAAGCGAAACTGGCTTTCAAAGGCCGCCATGTGAGTCTGAAGCGCGCCAAACAACGTCACGCCATCTGCCGCAGTCGCCGGCGTGCCGGTGAGAATCAGGAAAGCCCATTCCGTGGAATCGGCCAGCAACGCGGTGACCGCAGTCGCCAAGCCAGCGGCGTTATAATAGGGCGCAGTGCAGTCGAAGCTGTGAACGTCGCCAAGCTCGAAAGCAATCGGCCCGCCGCCAACGACAAAGGTCAGCGTCAGCCCGGTGCTCGGCACGGTGTAGGTCATGCCGGCAGGGACGTTGATGGGCTCGCTGAAGGTGCGGCCGTCGTCAAGACTATAGCGAAAGACGCCGGTCCCCATCGTGATGCCGTCAGACGTTTCCACGACGAGGACTTGCACCTCATAGGAATCGTTGGAAGCGCCCGCGACCGTGATGGTGCCAGTTGATGCGCCAACGCGGACGGGCGTTACCGCTCCAGCGGCGCCAGCGGCGTTAACCGTCAGAGCCATCGCAAGGACCGGGCTGCCAGCGATGTCGAGCGAGCGGCATACCGCTTCAGTTAACGGACCCTGGCCAAGCGCCGTCACTGCTGCGCTCTTGGTCGAGAAACTTTGAAGGGTATCGACTGCGCCAAGCTCGCAACAGCCGAGCAGAAGCGGAGTCGTGGACGAAGGCTCAACGAGCCCTAGACCGGGGTCTAGGATGGTGATGGTCTGATTCGGAATGGGCATTGGTTAACCTTTGGATTTCAAATAGGGGCTGACTGCATCAGCATGAGGGTTAAGGGGTGAGCGCTCCACCGCTTCGAGCGCGGCGACATATGCGGACTTTGTGATTTGGATTGGCTCGTTTGCCTCGTGGGCATGTCGAGCCCAGCCGTGGAGCGCCGCGGCTGCGTTGTGCTGCCAGCATGGAAGCATCTTGCGCTCTGGCCTTCGGCCAAAGCTGAAGCGTTGCAGCTCATAGCACCAAAGCTCTGGAGCCTTGGCTTCTGTGGATTGCACCTTGGCCGGCTTCTTCGGCTTCTTCTTCGTTGTCGTCGTTGTCTCTTCTTCGTCAGTCATCAGCACACCGTTTCTTCGGAGCCCGTTGGCGGGTAGATGAATTTGCCAGCGTGAGTTTCCGCCGTGACTATCGCCAGCGGCTTCGCCACGTCAATAACGGGAATCCGCAGCAGGGCATCGAGCACAATCTTTTGCCCGCGTGCCGAGTAGTCTGCGCCGGTTTGGGTTTGAGTGTCCCACGTATGATTGCTGAACTCGATGGAGCCGAGCATCAGGCGAAGGCTAGCGGCTATCACGAGATGCATCATCTCCTCGGCCTGCTCAACGTCTTGGCCCCAGATGTGGATTTCACAATTCAGCTCGACGGTGCGAAACTGCCGCGCTCTATCGGTGCCCGCTCCCATCAGCCTGCCGCCGACGTTCTGCGTTGCCGTGATAGGTCCGCCCGTTGGAATCCAAACGATCCGCGGCCAGTCGGCGTTCTCTTTCTCCGCTAGCCTACCGGTCGAATAGTTGAACCCGGCAAGCGTAGCGTCCGCCTGAATCTCATCGACTATCTGATTGAATCGTGAAGCCATCAGCTGAGACGCTCCTCGAGAAGCTCATCGGCGACCATGACGTACTCCTTGAGCCACGACACTGGCAATTTTCTGTTAGGAAAAAACGGACGCGCTGGAATCTTCACCTTGCTAGCGAAAACCCACTGCTTGCCAATCTTGAACCGAAGAACCGATTTGCTCTTAGGCTTAATCGTTGCTCCGCTTTGGTGAGTGCTGGCGTATTTTACCGAAGCGTCTACTACGAACCTTGACGGCGAAAAGCTCTTAACCTTGACCGAGGTTTTTAGCGCGCCGGTATCGGATAGAATCTCGCCGCCCCTTGCCGTGGCCAGCCACTTCTTGCCATAGGGGTCTGACTCACTGTCGAATCCATCAGCGACAAGATCAACGGAAGCGCTGGCAAGGTCCTCGGAAAGCTCGGCGCCCATATCTGACCAAAGGCTTTCCAGCTTCTTGGATAGCCTTTCGACTTGCTTTGTGTCAACTATAAGTGCGGTCATTACCAGCCCCGCAAGGTGTCCGGCGTGCCGGTGCCGTTGAGAACATTAGCGCCAGCCGTGGCGACTCGCGGACGCCCCTCGTTGACGGTGCCGGTGGCGTCTGCCGTTTGAGATAGCGCAACGGTGCCAGATGCTAGCTGCTCGCACCAGCGGATTGTGTCCTCATAGCGAAGCCGAAAGTTGGCGTCGTATTCGTCCGGGTTATACCCGCGAAACTGGATGAGGTCGTAAGCGGTAATAACAACGCAAGCCCTGACCACTTCATCGGGATAGGGTTGCGCTAGCGGGAGCGTATGTTGCGCCCGCAGATAGGAGTCGATAAGCCCCGAAGCCTTTTCAAGATGGTCGTCTTGAGTAGCTACGGGAATGTTGACGAGGGCAGCCGCAGGCAAGCCTAAGACTGCGAGGTCTGCTGCTGTTGCATATTGAGCCATTGACTGCCCTCGTCCCCAGTTTAGTTACAGCGAGCCATTAGGAAGAACAGCCCGTATCCAACGGCCCCACGAGCGTCTACGCCCCAGAGGATTTGCTTGTCAAAGAAGATGTTATCCTCCGTTGGTCCCGTCTTCGCGACAAGCTCTGGAGCTTTGCGAAGCTGGAAGACAAGCGGCTTGATGGCCTTGCTCGTGTCGGCGAGATACCAGCGGGCCGGCTCGTTGGCCAATTCAGGGACAACCAAGAGTTTGGCCGAGCCCTGAAAGACGTTCGAGACCCCAGCGTTGACTCCGCCGGGGTCGGCGATGATGGTGCTATTGAGAATCTCGCGCGCCTGGCGTTCGAGTTGTGGCGGGACGATTAAGCAATCCGGCATGACGCCGAGCGGCAAGCCGTCCTCCCCGTTGTAACTCATCATCGCTTCTCTGACGTCGCCATAGTTGACGGGCGTCAGAGGAGTTGCGGCGAAGAGATTCGACTGGACGCCAGCGGGGTCGATGGGGTGAGCTACGTTGAAGAAGCTCAAGCCGTCGAAGCCGATGCCAGTCGTTGCGCCGAGCTGCAAAGCATCACGACACAATTCGTCTGGCCACTTGCGAGCCTGCCGCCCCATCTCAGACATGAGAGGAGCGTAGGTGCCCAAGTTGGCATCCTCGAAGTCATCACGGTCCACGGCGACCGTAAGCTCAAAGGGCAAGTTGGTCAGCGTATAACTTGACGCGCTGACGTTCTGAAGGATGCGCGGCCCAAGCCATTGTCGCATTCTCGGCAAGCGCTGCATCCAGCCATAGGTGTTCGTCCGGTTGGACGAAGGGACCACGGTGGCCAGTTGGTCGTGCCAAATAGGCGAGTCGCTGTAGGCGTCGCGGAAGCGGGTGCTGAAGCTCGTTTGAAGAGCTGCAATTGCTGCTGGTGTGATTAGCATTTTCTTATTCCTTATTCTTTACGGGTAGCTGATTGCAACCCAAACGCCATCAGCGTCTACTTCGTAAACTCGGCCCGCAGTGCTTTGCGTAGCGCCGCCATTCGTTGCGGATACCGTCGCATCGTCGAGGATGAAACAATCCTCGCCAACCTGAGTCGCCGGGATAGGGTCCGCGCCATCGTTAGCAAAGCGGAAGATTCCGCTTTTCACTCGGACGTTGAGGTCGCCCGCAGCGCCGCCCGTGTTATCCACGAACTCACCGCAGCGGCCAGCCGCAACGAGCCCCGTGACAGCCGTGCCGGGGGCAAAGTTGCCATTGGCATCGACAACCATCAAGGCGCCTTGGTAGCAGACGGCTGCAGCCGCCGCGCCATATTCTGAAATCATGGAAAAGCTGGACGCCTTTTCAGGGACGTCCGTGTCAATTGCTAGTGCGGTCATTTCGCCACCTCGATGCTCTCTCGTTTGCGCTCTGCCATGAATGACTCACGAGTAGCCAGGCCGAGCTTGATGGCTTCTTCATCCTCATCGCTGAGAATGATTGCGCCGTCGCTTTGGGGTTGAATGGCGGAGACTGGAGCCACGGTGGGCGCGGCGTCTCCGAATGTTGAAAGGGATTCCATCGACTGGCCACGAGCCCAATCATGGAGGCTCGGCGGCAGCTTGCCCGCTTCGCTCAGTTTGCCAATGAGCTGGTCGCGGTCTTGCGCTTGCTTCTCATCGGTCAGCGATTTGATTTGCTGGCTAAGCTCTGCGACCTTGGCCGGTAGCTCAGCGTTGAGCTTGATGGCTGCGGCTGCAGCGTCAAGGGTTTCGGTTCCAGTCACGGCGAGAACTTCGCGCGACCAACTGTTAAATTCCTTGGCAATATTAACCGCTTCGTTTTCAGTGGCGGCGCCAAGGACTGCTAGAATCTTCTCAGACACTTTTCGGACCTCGTTTGTAGTGGCCGCCGCGCGGGATTGCGTTGACGGAACATTCTCTAATTGATTGGCGACAAGCGGCTCAGCGTCCCTTGTTGCTGGCAAGTTGGTCAACGCCACGTTTAGCAGTTGCGTTATTTGCCCTGTCTTGCGGTCATAGTTAAAGGCTGGCGATAGAAAGCGAAACTCGCGCCCGCGAAGCATCGCCGCGGCTCGCTCTGTCCACTCGACGTTAAGCGCCATCAGTTTGTTGTCCACGATGGCCGGCGTGAACCATCCCGCGGCCACGCTCGTCTCTGGCGTCTTGACCGCTGCTAGCATCCCGTGGTCGAAGTCAATCGGCAGCCGGTCAGCGCCATGCTCTTGGAAGGCGAGCATCACGCGGGCCGCGGCATCGTCGTCAAAGACAAACTCGCCTTTGCTCGTTGAGAGATTGCCAAGCGTGAAGATAACAAACTCGCTCGGCGGCTCGGTGCCGATGACGACGGACAAGGACGCTCGCATCATGTCGGCCTCTTGCTCGATGGCGCGGCCTTGCTGCTCGGCTTTGCGCTCAGCATCTGGGCCGGTATAGCACTTGCCATCCTCGCCCCACTTGTAACCGCTCACTCCGTCAATTTGGCAAGTCTGAACTGGCATCGCTCACAATCTCCATAATCATCGGCGCGGGGTCCGCGTCCCTATCGGCTATGGGCTCACCGTCGGAGCCGCAAACCTCACAAGCCATCTCACCAAGCCAGATGGCCGGACAACGGACGCAAGCTCGCCACGTCGCAGAGTCTGACAATAGTTTACCCATGAAGCTCATCATGGGGCCCCTGGCGGCGTGTCGTCTTGCCATGCTGCCGTCTGCATTAGCGCAAGCGCCGCGGCGTGGTTGAGTGTTAACAGGCCAGCGAAAGCGGGCGGCGTCGCGCCTATCCACTTCAGAATGCACTGGCCTTCATCGAGGCTGATTCTCACCGTCGCCTCCTCTTCGATAGCTTGCTCGTACTGCTCCGCTGTGGCGGGATAGCTAACAACGCAATAAGTCATGTCGGAACATCTCCAGTTAAGTCCGCCGCGTCCATGTTGGATTGGAAGCCGTCGCTGCTACCAACGACATCGAACACGGACGCTTGGCCAAGCGCAATACCATCGAACGTGGCGTCACCGCAACGCCACCAATGGAGTAAGTCGGCGTTTGCGCTATGCGTCGAGAGGTCAACCGGCAGGCCGCCGTGGTACATTTCAACGCACTCCGCTGTCGTTAGCGCGCGACTGTAAAAACTAGCCTCGTCGAATCTTCCTGAGTAGAAGCTGATAGCAGTCGGGCCCCCGGTATCACGAGCACCAAGCAAAACCTCGCTCCCGACTGGGCCAAGCCGGTCGCCCACAATGAGCTGCCAGCGCTCCGTGCCGCCGTCCATGTCAATCGTCAGGTTCGACCCGTCCCAGCTCATGACGGCCAGATGCCAAGCGTTATCGTTAAAGCTCGCCACGGTCGCCACGGTCTTCGGTCCCGTTGCCGTGTTCATGTAGGCGAAGATTCTGCCGCCATCGAGAAAGATAACCCAATCACGAGCGGCAAGGCCGGCCCACTTGCCGAAGATGTCCGCCGTCCCTACCTGCGAAGTCTTGAACCAAACCGCGGCGGTGAAATGCTGGTCTAGCCCGCTGAAGTCCGCAGCGCTCCCAAGGTTGACCCGCTCATCAATTCCGTCTGTACCAAGACTGAGGTCGTTCCAGAACAGCGCTCCAGGCGAGTCGGGCACGATGTCCGTGGAGATTGTGTTGATAGCGGCTAGGTCGTTTCCGTTTGCGCTTTGGTCGAATATCTCGCCGCCAGGCGCCGCGCTATCTCCAGTGCCGTCGCCCATTCGCCACCAGCCATCGAGGTTAGCGAATCCCGTGATGTCTAGCGGGCGGCCAGCGATGCCGGTTGTCTTATTGTAAAGCGTATTAACCTCAGCGGGACTGAGCGCGGCGCTCCAGATTGACAAGTCAGCCACGGAGCCGGGGAAATAGTTGCCGCCGGGATAACGCCCAATGTCGAGGTCGCCGCCGCCGAGAGTTGTATTTCCTCCCAGTGTATCTCTGTATGTAGCGCCGCTAGGGACCGGCATGGTGCTCGTTCCGTTGATGAAGGTCGTGCAGCCCGATGCCAAGCCGCTCCCGTTGTAAACCCAGGTCAACATTTTCCAACAACCGCTCAGCGTCGTTTGCGTCACCGCTTCTTGGATGTAGAGGTTCCCGCCGAGCGAATTACACAGGAAAAAGAGCGGCTGGCCGAGATAGAAGCCAACGGCCCAGCCCATGATACTTCCAGCCGCTTGTTTGCTCGCGAGATAGATGCCGGCAGTCGATGTCCCTTTCACCCAAGCATTGATGGTAAAAGCCGCGTTCCAGTCAAACTCGCATCCGGTCACGCTGCCGCCAGCTCTCGTTAGCCGCTCGCTCACGCCATCGAGCACAATGGACTTTGTGTCGAAGGCTGGCACGGGCGGAGGTCCAAGCGGGCCACCTCCGCGCCTCATGGCGTAGCTGTTGGCGTTAGCGTAACCGGGCATCTCTTACCAGCCCACCCGAATCCGGGTAACGGTTGACGTGCCGCGGACGGACGCGAACAGTCCGATGATTTCTTCGTTGTCCGCGACGGTAAGCGTCCGCGTTACTCCGCTGGAGCTTGCCATGATGACATCGAGCGCGCCGGCTCCCGCAGTGATAACGCGGATAACCTTGCCGAGTCCGTTGGTGCCGCCAGTCGTCTCCAGGTCAATGCTGGCGCCGATGGCTGCAGCGTCGAACTCTTGCCAATCGCTTGGCGGGTCAATTCCGAAGGTGCTCATTTGTCGAGGGTCCTTGCTTCTTTCTCGTTGTATATATTCACTAGGGTTTCGTTTACTTTGCTTATATCCGCTTGCGCGACAACCTTGGCTCCGATGTCTGGAGCGTTGCCGAATCCGGCGAGCGGGTCACCAGCCGGGACGATGTTGCCGTCCTTGTCTTTCGACCAAAGGTCAGCCTGGCTCGATACGCCTTCCTTGTTCGCTCGGCGCGCCGTTATCGCTCGCACTCCAGAGCGGCAATTGTAATGCAGAGGCGGATAGTTGGTATCCCACCAAGGGTCATCAGCGGCAAAGACCTTCTTGTCTCTTCCACTACAGATGGCCGTGGTGCGGCTGTCCATGATTGCGTCATACATCCAATAAGGCCGCATCTTCTTAACGACCGGCCTATTCATCTGCTCGTATCGGCCTTCGTTATACGCTCCAAGGACGTTGGTCCGGTAGATAGTATCAAGCCGAGCGCCAACATTAATGCGACGGCCCGCAGCATCCATGGCCAGCCCTCTTCCCCAATCGTTCTGTAGCATGGGAATCATTCGCTTCTTGAAAGCCTTGCGGCCCTCGGCCTTGTCCAGTGACCTTGCGATTTCTCTGAAAACTTGGTCCACCATCCTGAGGGAAGATAGATTCGAAACGGTAAACGCTTGCCGCTTCGCGTTGTCCTTGAGGCGGTCAAACTCGCCACGATCCAAAACAATGCGAGCGAGGAACCAAGCGATCGCCTCGTCGAATTTGCTGAAGGTGCTCGGTGCCTTGATCGCCACATTAAAGGTCCTTAAGGACGGCATAACGGCCCGCTAGCTCGCTCAGGATTAGCGCCTTCTCAACAATCATCGCAAAGGCCTCTGGCTTCATGCCGGCATAAGCTTCCGCCAGTCGTGTCCTCATCTGCGGGTAGTCTTCTGCCGTCTCAATAATTGATATGATTTCCTTGAGGTCTGGAGCGAATGCTTCGGTCGCGGCCATGGCGGCCTGTTCTGATACCGAATCAGAATAAAGAATCCCCTCGACAAATCCGGGCGCCGAGCTTGCGGCGTCACCGCTTGCCAACTTCGTTTCCGCTGGCGGCAGCTTTGCCTGCGCTTGCGCTTGTGCCTCGGCTTTGGACTTGTCCTGATATTTGCCAACGGTTAGATCGCCATCGGACTTTAACGGCGGCAGGCCTTGGCTTGCGCGAGCTTCGTTGACGGTCACGATTGTTGCCAAGTCCGTAGGAGCCAGCACAAGAGATGCCCCGGGGTCCGTCTGGATAGCGTCGCCGCCCTCCTCCGCAATACCGCCAACTTGGGACAATGTTAGACCAAGCGACAAGCCAAACTCTGCGATATTGCCAACGGTGAAACCGGCCTCCTTCAGTCTAACCAAAGCATCGCCCGCAATCCGGTAGACTTCCGCCTTTACCTTCAAGTCCTCCTCTGGCGAGGTCTGCCAGCGCGGCCATGGGGTCAGCTCGTCAACGTCTTCGACATACTGAAACGCAACCATTGGCTTGAGCATCTGAGCGCGGAGCGTCGTCGATAGCTCCTCGGCATCGCCCTCCAGATAGTCAGCACGAACTCGGTCATGAACCTTGGCCGCCGCGTAGCTGCCGCCCTGAACCTCTGTCGTGAGATTCTGACCTAGCAGGTTGACGCTCATCGAGACGTTACAGCTCGTGATTAGCCGCTCGAAGCCTTGCCATGATTTATCCGTAGCCTCTAGCAATTCAAGGTCGAAGCCGGCGCCGTCACTGGTGACGTTAGTCGGCAGCATGACCGTCGTCTCGGTTGATAGTGCTCGCACGTCCTCGAAGAACTCTTCCTTTTCTGGCGCGTCGACTGCGGCTGGAACCATAGCCTTTATCAAAGGCATCCCGTGACGCTCGGAATAGCGCGCCCAGTCTCGGATGGCGAATTGGCGAATCAGCCAGGGGATAGCCAGAGCGCGGACCGCGCCGTCCATATAGGGTCGGCGTCCTCGGCCAATCAGCATCCACTTGCCATCGCCTGGCGTTATCTGGACTTCGCCCGCCTCCTTGGTCAGCATCCACCAAGTGTCGTTGTCCTGCTGGTGGTAGCAATATTGCGGATTCCAGACCTTGACCTTGGGCCGCCAATAGGCCGCCGTCGTTTCCCATTCGAGCGAGCAGATGGCGAAGCCCAGCATCACTCGCCACTTCAGCATCTCGGCAAGCTCGTCCTCCGAAAGCATATCAAACCACCGCTTGCCAATCTCCTCGGCTATCTCGACGGCTTGCTCTGACTCGAGGTCAGCGGCCAGCATCTCAAACGGTGAGCCGAGGACCGCCTTGATTCGAGTCTCCAGGCAAGCGGTCAATCGGTCATCGCGGCCCATCGCATCGACCAGCCGAGCGGACGACTCGAAGACGCCAAGCTCGTGAGATAGCAACGCGCCGCGAACTTGGCCAACGGTCCACGTCGGCTGAATGCCGGCGGAATAGGGCGTGTAGATGCGCCGAAGGTGGGAGCCAGGGGCGGGCATTATTTGCTGGTCTTCTTTGAGGTCTTGCGGCGTCGCCTTGGCTTGGACGGCTCAGGCTCAGGGATAGGCTCTGGCGCGGGCTCAGGGGTAGGCTCAGGGGCCGGCACGGGCTCGCTGACTATAACGGGCTCTGCCGTTAGCTCTGGCTCTGGCGTAGGCTGAAGGGCGGGCGCATCGTTGAGTCGGTCGGTGTAGCAATTCATGCAAACCACGGAGCCGTCTGGATTCTGAAAGACTCGCTCCACGGTGCGGAGGTCTGACCGGCAGTCGCGGTTAGCGCATCGCGCGGGCTCGGCTAGGTAAACAAGCGGCATCTACATTCTCCTCTGGGGCATTGACTTCCGGGCTCTTCTCGTGTCGCGATATGCGGTGGAGCTTACAGCAAGAGCGGTAAACCCGCTAGCTAGTGCGTCCACTTGGTCATCATGTGAGTCATCTAGCCCGGTGAAGTCGGCCATCTCGCCCAAGAAAACATCGAGCCAAGGCGCATCATCGGGCACCAAAACCCGCCCATCGTTCCAGGCTGCCGCTACGCCTTGAGAGCGGACGAACTTGTCAGTCGTTGCGTTAGCCACCTCCAGCCGCTTGATGCGTTGCTGTAGGAACTGGGCCGCGCCCTTCTCCGTGCCGCTAGCGTGCCAGAGCATCCGGCCCGGCGTGCCCGAAGCCATCGCCTTGAGCGTTAGCGCGAAGCTCGGCGCGTCCACTTGCTTGCGGACCACGTCGGCCACATAATAGCAATCGCCAGACTTGAGCAGTTTCACGCATACTGAATAGTCCGCATTGGTCTTCTTAGTGTAGGCGAGGTCGATGCCGTAGGCGCACTGATAGCGCTCCGGCAGTCGGTCATAAAAGCTCGGCTCTCCGAAGACCTGGCCACCTCTCGGCCTTGGCTCGCCTTGGTACAAGCTCGCCCAGTTGTACTCGCCAACGTGGCGCCGGCGCTCGGCTAGCACGTCAGCGGACCAGCCGCCTTCGGGCCACAATGCCGCGCCCTGCTCATCGATAGCCTTGAGATTGACGAAGCCCCAACCGTCGCTGACCAACCGGCCCACGAGGTCATCAGGATGCCAGCGAGTATGAACGACGATGATGCTGCCGTCTGGCGTTAATCGTGTGAAGGCGTCAGACGTGAACCAGTCATAGACGCTCTCGCGTTGCGATGCGCTCTCGGCCACCGCTCGACTCTTGATTGGGTCATCGACTATCAGAATGTCGAAGCCTCGGCCCGTCAGCTCACCGCCAACACCGCGAGCCACTAGCCCGCCTCCGGCCTTCGTCTGCCAATCGTCAGCCCTGCCGATGAATTGCGGAATGTCCACGCCAGCTTGCCGCGCTAGCTGCCGCGCTCGCTTGCTTTGCTTCACTGCGAAGCTGTGAGTATGCGAGCAGTAGCCAATGCGGGTGGCCGGATTGTTGGCTAACAGCATGGCCACATAGTGGAGCAGAGTCTCGCTCTTGCCGTGACGTGGCGGCACGCTGAAACAGAATCGAACCTTTTCCCGCTCTGCCCTGCCAAGCTCCTCGAGCAACGGCCTCAGATGCTCGGGCTCGTGATAGTCACGCGAAAGCCCGGTGATGAAGCCTCCGAGGTCAGTGCAGCGGGACCGACTCAGCCGCAGCCGCGTCGCTTCCTTCTTCGCTATTTCCCGCAAGAGCAAAGACGAGCTTGGCATATTGGTCCCTTTCTAAGACTCGCTCCGCTGTCCTCAGCATCTCTTGCAGCGCGTCGTCCATCTTGAATCGCTGAACCACCGAGCCGTCTATGCGGTCAAAGATTTCCTTGACGTGGTTGAACTTGCCCTTGCCAGCTTCGACAATGAGCCGCCGGACAACGAGGTCAGCTAGCTTGCCGTCGTTAGCGTTGAGCGATTTTCTCAGCCTAGCCGTCAAGCTCGCGCCCTTCGGTCTGCCGTTAGGGTTTCCGCTCTTGCCCGGCTTGAATTGGTGAGCCTTCAGCGCTTCGCTGTTGTTGTGCTGCTTCTGAGCGGGCTTGTCTTTAGGCTGCTTTGCCATCAGCTACCCTCTTGGCCTTCTTGCCGGTTAGATTCTGCCAGCGCTCCACAATCACGTCGCAATATGCCGGGCTAATTTCAATGCCGTAGCACTTTCGGCCTAGCTGCTCGGCGGCGATGAGCGTTGTCCCTGAGCCTAGGAAGGGGTCCAGAACTAGATGCTTCTGGTTTGTGATAAGGGCCAAAAGCTCGGACCATAGCGCCATGGGCTTTTGGGTTTCGTGGGATGTTCTCTCTCTGCCCATTGCCCGGTTAGACTCAAAACAATTAGCCGTTGCCCCGCCGCCGTTCCAGCACAACACCTTGCCCGGTTTTCTTGCAAAGACTCCAGCCTCAACCGTCGAGCAGAAATTCTTCCTCGGCTGAGGAACAATCGATTTCTTCCAGTAGACACAATGAAGGGGACGGAGGCCCGCGCTCTTAACCGCTTCCCAAAGCCTTGTTATACCCGCACATTCCCAAAAGCAAATCGTCGCTCCCCCGTCTTTTGTTGCGCCAAATGCGAGCGGTATCCAATCCACCGGTGCGAACTTGTCCCATTCAATATCAAAGGATTTTAGCTCGCCTCCTCGCAATTGAACCTTCGATTTGCTAGCCGTTCCATACGGCGGATCAGTCAGCACAGCGTCCGCCTTCTCGCCGCCCATCAGCGTCGCCACGTCTTCGCCCCTCGTCGAGTCACCGCATAACACCCGGTGGTCGCCAAGCTGCCAAAGGTCGCCCGCCTTCGTCACCGGGTCCGCTGGCGGCTCTGGAGCTTCATCCTCAACGATGTCCCCCGTGCCAATCGTCTCACTAATCAGCCTCTCAAGCTCAGCCTCGTCGAAGCCCGCAGCCGCTAACAGCTCCTCATCATCTATGGCCAACGCGCTGAGCTGCTCGGCTAGCGCTGCGTCGTCCCACTCGGCAAGCTCGCTGCTCCGGTTATCCGCGATGGCGAAAGCCGTCCTATCGCTACCCTTGAGCCCGGTCTTCACCGCGTCAATCTTCTTCCAGCCTAGCGCCTTGGCCGCTTCAAGCGTTCCGTTGCCAGCGACTACCACGCCATCTGGACCAACCACAATCGGCTTCTGTTGGCCAAACCTGGCCAGGCTGCCCTTGATAGCGTCAAGGTTCTTGCCGCTGTGCTTTCGCACGTTGGAGGGGTCGTTGACCAACTCCGCGACCGCTATTGATTGCACCTTCATCCGTCGATTCCAAGACCTAGCTGGCGACTTTCTTCGCTGTGCATTTTCTTATACTTGTCATGATAGGCGATGAATCGGGGCCGCCTATTGTGCCGCTCTGTTGGGTCGTTCATCGCCCTGTTACAAGCTGTGCATGTTGGCCAAGTGCCCTCAAAGCTCGCGTCACTCGTCTGGTCCATATGGTCTATCTCAATTTCAGACGGTCCAACCGGCCCATAGCAACAAGGAAACTCGTGGAGTTCGTTTGTGAGATAAGCGCAATGGCGCTTTCTCGTTTTTTTCGTTGGTCGCTTCTTCTTGTTTCGATACGTGAAGGCGCAAAGCTTGGCCAACCTCTCGCCCTGCTCATCAGCCTTGCTAAGAAGGGCACCGAGATAACCGTTGACCTCAGATTCTTGGTCCCTATTGGCGTGGGCTGAGATAGCCTCCTCCGCAATATCGGACAAGCTACGATCCTCGGTGGCCGCGGCTATTCGCAATCGCTTCGCGGTGGTCTTGTCGAGATAGACCGTGATTCTTTGCTTGCCTGGAGCAATCGTATCGCCACAAAAGTCCACATCATGAATAACTGACTCGCTCATCCGGTCCCCTTCACTCTCACTATTGACATAACCAAAGAGCCCGCGGACGCCGAGAAAAACATGAACGAAAGAAAGCGTCACGCGGGCCATCTTAGCCTACAGCATGATCGTGATTTCTCCAATAGTCCCTATATGTATCGTGCGCTCGTGCAACACGGTGCAACCATCATGAGTACATCATGTACCCTCCATGTCCCTAATCGACTCGAAGGTGGCCGGAAGCATTCGCCTTATTTTGGAGCTTGGAATCCGAATGCGGCCATTGATTTTCTCATAACCTATTATACCCTTGCGGCACCACCGCCAGACCGTTGAGCGGTCAACGTTGCATAATGTCGCTAGCTCCTGGCAAGTGTAGACGGTTTTCAGCTTGTCTTCCGCCATGCCGCCGCCGCCTCACTCAGCAGAGCGTCAGCCTCGTCCCCGAAGCGAGCCGCCGCGTCCTTGTCCACCTTGGCCGTTGCCGTCACCCATCTCGCATAGGATAGCCCGCTCGCCCGCTTCTTGTCTTGTGCTTTTCGGTATGCTGCTCGGACACTTGGCAGAATAAGCACAACGCAAGCAAGCCGATCAAAGACCTCTTCAAGCTCACGGGGCCGCTCTTGGATATAGCCAGCCATCAGCGCCCGGCTGAGCCGCTGCGGGAGCTTAGCGAGCCTCTGGCGCACCCTATTGGCCACTCTGACGCGGGCCAGTGACTCATCGGAATAAGTGTCGCCGGAAGACGACCGGATAGAAGGGGGGATTTCACCGGTCGCCCTGCCGACGACGATGGAGAACGAGCTACGAAGTAGCTCGCCGCTCCACTCTAGGCAATACCACCTTAGGAGCTGCTCGTCAGCCGGGTTAAGCCTCACCGCCGCATCAGCTCCCAAAGCTGACCCACCAGCTCGGCCAAGTCCGATAGCCTGAGCGTTACCATCCACTCGCCGCGGTCCTCTTTTGTGCAAGCGATGGGCATCAGCTTCCGCTCTCCGCAGGCATCGTCTGATTGACGAAAGGCGGCCATGATTCGCGGCGCCTTGCCCCGCTTAACTTCGCACCAAAACCACGGCATGATGACATCCGGCTCGTCATCTCCAGCCCTGGCCTGCCATCCTCGCCGGATGCTCTCGCCCTTGAAGGCTTGCGCCATGATGGCCGCAACTTCCCGCTCTCCACGCTTGCCCTTGTTTCGCGAATGCGTCCCGCTCATAACGTCCACGGCAGATGAAGAAGGGCCAGCGCAACATAGACTCCGATGCCGGCCACGATGCCGTCCACCGTGCAGCACCTATCATGGACGGTCAGGTCAGAATCTGGCGCGAAGCCGAAGCGCCCACTCATGCCAAAGTCATCGCTCATGATGAACCTCCCAGCTCGATGACCTCGGCTTCCAACATCCGGCGCGCGATGCCTTCGCCATAGCGGTTATTAATTTGCGGCCAAGTCATCGCCGTGGTGATAACTGTCGGCTGGCTGTCGTTATAGCGGGCCGAGATGATGCGCGATATTTCTGAGATGCCGCGCTCTCCGCGCTCCGTACCCAGGTCATCTATGCAAAGCCAAGACGCTGAGAGCGCAAGCTCTGCCGAGCGGCACTCCTCCCACGGAGCGCATCTGGCAATCTCGCTGCTGAGGTCAGACGCCACGAAGAACCACGCCGACTTGCCAACGGACCATGACAGCTCGTCGCCATGCCAGGCCCGCATAAGAATCTCTCGCATCGTCACGGCTGCCAGCGTCGTCTTGCCGGCGCCGGTCGCTCCACAAGCGATAAAGGAGCCGAGCAGTCTGTAGGCGTCCGGGTCCAGAAAGTCTCGCACCTTCTCGATGGCTGGCGCTCGCTCGATGGCGCTCGCGATGTCCAGACCCCTATAGCGGCTTGGCACTCTCGCTCCCGTGACCGTTAACTGTTCGCGCCGGTGCTTCATCTTGCTTTTTTCAAGGTCCGTTTCTTGGCGCACTGCTTCGGCCTTACCGTCAACCACCAAATTCATATGTCGTATTAAACCGTCTGCCTTATTCATTCGCTGTCCCCTTCATTCCTAATTGTCTTCTCATAATGTCGGCATCACCAGAACGGGCGCCGCCAATTTGTACCACTCTCGCATTTGGTTTCGCGTCCGTCTTCGCTTCGGACTTGTTGATCCATTCTTCCGCTGCCGTGTCGCTCTTGACTACGAACTTAAGCTCGAACAAGCCCTTTTCACGATACCAAGGATCGACAAATAGCCGGTCAATCCCGCTCATCAGCTCCTCGGCAGTGAACTCCTTTAGCCTTGTCTCAATCTTCTTCTTCATACCGCTAGTCAGCCGGCGCTTCTTGTTAACCTCCTTGTCATACTTGTCCGCGTAGTGGTCCCATACTCGGCCAACGGACTCGGCCGTGAGCTTGGCCCTCTTTAAGTTGGACTCTTTCGTTTCACGTGAAACAGTTTCGCGATCCTTCTTATGATCATGATCATGGTAATGGTTATGATCATGATCATATTCGGGTAACAACCCGTCCAATGGTTTGGCGAAGTGTTCGCCCAACTGTTGACAGAACTGTTTAATGTTGCGTATTGCTTCGCTTTTAAGCTCGCACTCTGGCAACTCGTTGAGCCCAATCACCCAGCTTTTAACGGTGTTTGGGTTCCTTGGCGGGTCGTGTTTAACGGCTTTGGCCAGGTAAATTAAGCCCCATTCAGCGTCGTATTCGATGCCCATAAGGTCTATTAACTCTCCCCAAGCCTTGTCGAATTGCTTATCCTGTAGCCCGGTGCTCTTCTTTAGCGCCTCTGGCCAAGCTTGAAACAGGCCGGGTATCCGTCCCCGCTCCAGTGGAGCGAGAAGACGGAACCACAAAAGCTTGCCCGCAATCGATAGTCGCCGCACCTTGCTGTCGTTCCAGACTCGGCAATTGACGCGGCTATATCTTGAGCTATTTTTCATCCTGTATCGCTCTCCAGCTTTCGCCAGGCGGAGCGCCCGCGGCTAGAACATGGGGACATCGTCCATCCCTCCATCGCCTTGCGCCTCGTCAACGTTTCGCTCCTCAGCGAGCACGGCAAAGGAATTGAAGTCGAGGCATACTGCCCACTCGCCGGTCTTCTTGTCCTTGTTCGACCCTTGCTTGCCGCTAAACAGGACGCGATCGCCTTTCTTGATTTGTCTCGACGCTCCGTCAGCCGCTGCGCGGTAGCCGCGGACGAACAGATATTTCGACCGGCCTGCTATATGGCTTTCGATGTTGGCCCAGAAGTACGAGCCCATCTCCTCCTTTTCTGGGAAGTAGCCGCAGTTCTGCACCTCGCCAGATTGGTTCCAGCTTGAAATGTCATTATTTGAATCGTTCATGTTTTCTCTCCAGTTTGCTTTTGATGTTTTCTAATTCTTCGGTGCTAAGGAAGGTCAGCCAAAAGATTATCGAATTGATGAGCCGGCTTTTCGATGGCGCCGAGACTGCGGGAGCCGTCAACGTCTTGGCCCGGTGGACCTCGCCGCTCACTTGCGCCACCCATAACGGGTCGTTGTCGTTTCGACAATGCCTCCAGCGTCAGCGATGGCTTTCATTATCTCCGCTTCCCTTTCTTTGCCAAGCCCCTTTAGTGCCGACCGGTTTAGTTTTCGCGGAGCCAGCTCATCAAGCTCGCCGTCGTCCGCCGTCAATTCGGCCAGCATCACCATACCGCTTTCAGTGAGCCCAGAGAAGCGCGGACTTTCTTTCGCTTCCCACTTCTTGTCGTCTTCTTCTCGTGTGATTTCATTGTCCGCGGAGTAGTCTTTCAAGCTTGACTCCAGCTCCTTGACTAGCTTCTTGACGCTCGGCAGGAAGGCGATCGCCTTGAGCGCTTGCGAGTTGTTCGTCACCTTGCACAGCTCGGCCCCTGGCTCGATGATGACCGGCTTCTTGCTAATCGTGGCGAGCGCTTGCCCTTGAGCCGGACAGACTCGGCGGTAGCTACACCAATTTTTCGTGCAATGCTCGCCAACGACGGGCGGCCAGATGCCCGAAGAGATTCGGCTTGCCGTGTCGCAGAGCTTGACCGCTGCCGCTTCAATCTCTTCGTCGCTGTAGGTCCAGCCGTCGACTTCGATGCTGCCGTCCTCGCCAACAAACCAAAGCTCGAATCGAATCGGGTCTGGAGCTTCTCCGCGGCGCACTTGGGCCGTTTGGTGCGTCCCGTATCGAATCGCGCAAGCTGCCACCAGACCCTGCATGTTGTATCTTGCCGGCGTGACGTTATCGCGGCGCCCGGTTTTGTAGTCCACGACAACGATGGGCCCTCCGTCAAACTCTGGCCACGCCTCCAAGTCGGTCGTCATCGCGATGTCGCCGTCCTCGACCTCTTTATAGTTGCGGTGTCCGGGGGCGTCCGCTTCGTAGCCAGTGAAGCCAACTGTTGGATTCCCGTATGGGCTGAAGGCCAACTTCTGCTCTAGATGCACACCGTAGTCGTCATCTGGGAAACGCTCCACGGCATATTGGGCAAGCGCTCGCCCGCGATTCTCGACGCTCTGAAGGTCAAACTCTACGCCGGGTGGGATAGAACCAGAGCGCTCCAGGTCGCCAATAAGCTCGGCCATGTTAGCCGATTCTGACAAGATGCTGTTGGGGCTTTCTAGTGGCGGGTTTTCGAGTCGGCTATATGCCAGGATGGTCATATAGTCCTCGGCTACGGCGTGAATCAGCGTCCCTTGATGGGCCGCAAAGCCAACGGTGCGATCGGGCTCTTGCCAAGGCTCGCCCGCTTCCGCTGCCGCCTCTGGTGCGCCGCAAGTCGTCGTGCGCTGGGTTTCGCTGCCGGTGAATATCGGGCCGCTCATGATTTGCTCTCCTTCGCTTTTCGTGCGCCCTCTTTCGCGCTAGCGATTGCGCTTTCGAGCGGGTCATCGGCCAAGTAGATTCGCTCGTCGGCTCGCTCGTGAGCCGCTTGCAACTTTTGGCGGCTTTTGATTGTCGTCGTCTTCTTCCAGATTGCCGTGACGCACTCCTTGGCGCCCTTTATGTCATCTTCGGTCTTGGCGTCCTCGTATAGCTTCAGAATTCGGTCAATCTCTGCGGATAGCTCGTTTGTCATGAGCTGGTGTTTTTTCTTTGTGTTCTTTGGTGCCCGAGCTTGCGACTCGCCGTCGTCGTCTTCTTCTCCAGCGATGGCGAGGAGCGAGCAAAGTCCCTGCCGCTTCGCGTAGGTCAACCCGCTGCCAAAGTCCTGCGAGCCTGGCCGAGCAGTTATGATCGGCACGCTAGACTGGACCCACTGTCCGCTGGTGTGAGTGATTCGCGTCACGACCTCATAAGAGCGGACCGGCTGAGATAGCAATAGCGCGTGAGCATTGAGCGCTGGCTTTGCTGCTCGATACATCTCACCGAGTGAAGCGTATTTGGTCTTGAAGTGTGGGTTTGTCTTGTCGAACTTAGGGCTTCCCATTACCGATTGCGCCTTGACGAGCTGCGGCATAATCTTGTCAACCTTGGTCGACGTTAGCGGGAGAAATCCCCCTTCTTCGTTTTCTTCGATGTCGTTCATGTTTTTCTCTTTCTGTTTTCTATTGGATGAGGTCAGCGGGCGAGCAGTTTAGCGCGACGATGAGCCGCCGGAAAAGTTTTAGGCTAGGCTCGCTCGCTCCAGTCTCCCACTTGCTGACGTGTTGTCGTGAGATGTCTAGCCGCTCGGCCAACTGCTCTTGCGTCAGCTCGGCCTTGGCTCGCTCGGTTTTTAATTTCTCTTTCAGTCCCATTTGTTGTCCTCTTGTTTTCTGTTACAGGCAGACGGCCACCAAAGCCGCTGCTAAAATTGCGCCCGCTAGGGCGTCGAAGAGATAGCGCTTCATGACCACTCCATCCTATCGGCCATCTCGCGGTCCTCGTGCATCGCCTCGGCTCGCTGTTGCAGAATCTCCGCAGCGTGATGCTCGCGCGTCACTATCGCAAGGTCACCCGCGTGAGTGCCAACGAGCAGATGAGTCTCGTCCCAGCTCCAGACTCCAGACGTGCAACCTGGCGCTTCGCCGCCAAAGTCGTCCATCTCGTCCGTCAGCTCGACGCGCCCGTCTACAACGGCGTCCATCAGCTCGGTCAGCGTTGCCGGTGCCTCCTCTTCGCACTTCTCAAGCGCTCGCACGCTGACGCTAAACTCTCGCCCGCTCTCGTCTTCGATGTAAAACGTGACAAGGTTTTCACACCCGCCGATTATGCGCCCGCCGGTCCCGGTGCAGACCGCGTATACGTCGCTTGTCCACTTCACGCAATCAGCGACGTGGTGAGTTAGTAATTCCAGTTTCGTCATGCTCATGCTGTCCGCCTTGTCTTGCTGTGCTCAAGCGTTGCGACTCGCGCCCTGTAGTAGCTCGTGGCGAGCGGGTGGCGTTCCCAATCGGGCTCAAAGCCGCCGCCGGCGATCCATTCGCGCAAGTCGTCAACCGTGTCGTCGATTTCTTTGCTCACAAATACTCGGCGCCCAGATGGCGAGCTAACCGATAGTTCGTAAGCGATGTTCATTAGTGCTGCATTCGGGTCCATGTTTTTTTCTCCTCGTGAGTGTTAGTCGATCGTCACAATCTGGGCCAAGCTCCGCACCCAATAGCGGGAGCCGTCTGTCATCGGGATATAAAATCCACCGAAGGTGCGGCGCACTATGTCAAAAACTTCGACCGTTCCGATCTTGTCTCCGGGCTTTATTGCGTGGGCTGGGATTTTCATTCTCTTCTTCTCTCTTTCTACTTATTAGACGTTGCCGCGTATAGTTTTATTCTATGAATCTCAGCTGCCGGCGAATACGTGAAACTCTCCAGATGCGCCGCGGCATCCCCAGAATCCGTCACTGAGCAATTCGCGAGCGTAGGATTTCCAGTCGATGTGACGCTCCAGCTCGTTGGCTTTTTCGCGAATCAGGCCGAGTTGTTCGGCGTGGTCTTCTGCGAAGCTTACGCCATCTTCCCAGCTCCCTTTGTAGCGGTCTGAAAATTCGGTTGAAAGGTCCTCGGCGGTGGTGCCGCAGTCGAGTAGCATCTCAAGCGCTTCCCTGTTCTGCTGGCCGTGCTCGGCTACTGCGAGCGCAAAGCTGACCATCCCCTCGAGTCCAAGTCCGCTCGGCAAATATTCGGTGTCGTCAATGCGCCACTCTTCCGCGCCGGGCTGCGGGCTCTGGCTCAGCATCTCGCTGATTTCCTCGTGCACCTCGTCAACGCTTTCCGCGTCCGTGATGTCGATCCATTTTCCGAAAAGTTTGCCGGCGTTGTAGCTCGCTAGGCAAGCGACGTAGATTTGTAGGCTCTTGTCTTTCATGTTGTTCTTTTTCCTTCTACTTATTAGACGTAATAGCATACTGTTTTATTCTAAATGTTTTCTCTTCTCTCTCGCGCCAGCAATCTTCTTCGTGGCTTTCCTGGCCTCGTGCCCCGCAATTGGGGCAACAATCGCAATATCGCGTCCCGTGTTGGTGGCACATGCGGTCCGTCAGCCGGCGCCCAGTCTCCGCATAGCGCTCAACTTGACCGTGTGCCCGAATCGCAATGACCCTCAGCTCCTCTTTCGTTTTGCTCATATTGTTCCTTTCTCCTCGTAAGTGTTAGCGATTGAGCCACGTATCGAAATCGACATAAGGCAAGTCCAGCTCCGTCATTGACTTCACGTAAATGTTGTATCGTTCTTCCATGTTGTTCTTTTTTCCTTCTACTTATTAGACGTAATAGCATACAACTTTATTCTAAGAATCACAAAGAAAAGCCCGACTTTCGCCGGGCGGGTTTGGGTTAGGCTACCAAGCTCCAGGCCGTCCATGATTTCTCGTCAATCGTTCCTTTGTTGGTGGTGACCTTAACTCGGATTCCGTAGACGCTCGATCCAGGCACCCGCGTCAGCTTGCGGCCCGTGACTTTGACCTCCGCGTAGCTGTATCCACCGTGGCGAGATCCTAGCGAGTCGGTTGCCCATTCGGCGCCGTCCCATTTCTTCGCATTTTCGCTTGGCGTGTAAACCTTCGTCCAGTGAGTGCAGCTTTCGCCGGCAATTTTCCAGGCCAGGCGCCCTCCCGTGGCAACAAATTCCGGGTTTTTGGGGTCATCGATTCTTGTGTCTAGTGTTCTGTTCATGTTCTTCTTTTCTCCTTCTACTTATTAGACGTAGTGGCATACTGTTTTATTCTAAGAATTCATCGCGTCATCTTTGGATATCTCTGCCGTACAGAATTCGTAGCAAAGTCTGGTCAGCATTTTCGGGGCACAGTCGCCATCATCGAACATCTGTTCTGCCGTGAAGCCTAATTTGCGGCGAAGGGCGAGGCCCGCGGAGTAAGCGCCGACCGTGTCCCGGTTTTCATCGACACAGCGAACGAATCGCCTCATGTCGTGGAGCTTCTTTTCGGCGGCAATCTTGGTCTTGGGTTTGGGTTTGGCGAGCATGAAGCTCTTCAGTCCACTCTCTGTTTCGGTGTTTTTCATATTGTTCTTTTTCCTTCTACTTATTAGACGTGATAGCATATAGTTTTATTCTAACCACGGCAAATAAAAGGGACCGGCCCGCAATCGGCCACAATCGCCCCCTGCGGCGTCTTTCAAGTCTTAGCGCGCACTAGCGCCAAAAACTCGGCCATCGGCCACCTAGACCCGTCTGGGCCGCCGGGGTCCACGTGATTCGTCTTGCCCCTGCCCACGCCCCGCGTGACCTCGGCGTGGGTGCAGATGCCCCGCTCTCCGGCCATCATCTCAGCCGCCTTGACTTCGCGCACTGGCACGTCCCATCGGCGGCAGGCTCGCGCCACAATCTCAGCCGCCCGCTCTAGCGTCGTCGCGCAATCGTGAAGCCAGTTGGTGCTCATCGCTCGCCCGCATAGCTCGACGTTGATTCCAGAAGCGTTCGCGCCCGGAGCACAGTAGGCAATATCGACCTCGTCAACGCAGCTATAGGCGGACGACGTATCAACCACATAGTGAGCGCTCGCCATCGGCGCCCCAGCTCCAGAGCCAAACCATGACGCTACAGCCTTGCCGGCATCCGTCGCTGACTCGGTGCTATGAAGTACAACCCACTTGACCGAATCGCGGCCCGTCTTGCGATAGTTGGTCGATTGAATCATCGTGTCACGGCTGCCGCTGTTGGACTCAAGCCATCGCTCTGTCGCTCGCTCTGTCGCTGGCCCGTGGATTCCGTCCGCCTTATTCTTCGGGTTTAGAATCTCGCCAAAGCCGTCTTTGATAAGCTGCTCTTGCCAGAGCACGACGTCATCGCCGCGCTCACCGGGAAAGGTTATCCGCGGCGCCACGTCGTCCGCTTCGTCAAAGACATCTTCGCTCACTTGCGGGTGGCGGAATCCGAGGAGCGGTCCCTCGTGGCTTATCAGGTCGGCTTGCGGCCCGGTGATTAGCTCGGCAAGGTCCACCCGCTTGCCGTCCAGCATCGCCGCTCGCTTCATGATTCGGTGCTGCGAATAGTCGGCGTGGAGAGCGGAATGAGCGCTGGCGAATCCCTGGATGACTCGCGCGCCCGAATCGCTCACCGTTGGATAGAGCTTGATGCCTTTGTATGTCGCCGCGTCGCCTTCGACGTGCCAGCCGTAGTTTGTGGCGCGGCCCGTTGCGAATGCAGCTTTGGAGATTGTCCAATTCTTCCAAGCCGTGACGATGCCGCGGCGCCCGTCGAGCTTCTTTTCAATGGCGTCGTGCTGCTCGATGAGCGCGCCGGTCTTGCTGCTAATCGGCATCGGCATCGGGTCAATCTGCACGTCACTGTCGCTCCACGAGGCATCGGCTACGATGCCGGTCAAGAGCATCCCGCCAACGTGGTCGGCCATTCTTTGGCACAAGCTGAGCGAGCCGGCCAAGCGGATAGATTCTTCCGAGTCTCCCCATCGGATTGCGTCCGTTGTGACGTTGACCGTCAGCCGCTCGCTGACTCTGACGGGCGACCAAGAATAAAAGACTTCGCCGCGCTTGAAGGCCGCGAGCATCTTGGCTTCTCGCTGCTCGATGTCGTCCGGCAGCGCTTGCGCCCATCCTCTAGCGTTCATTTTGTAAACCTCGCGCGCCAACGGTCGAAGGTCGTCCATCGGAGCGCTACGAGTTTTCCCCCGCGGTTACACGAGCCAGAGCCGTAGCCATTGAGCCACCTTCGCCCCTTGCAAGAGCGGGCGCACTTGGCCGCGAGGTTAAGCGCCGAGCGAAAGCATTTGTGGTCGTCGGTGACGAGCTGCCGCCCGGTCCAGCCTTCCGGCGTTTTGCCTTGTCCGATGTTGCGCTGAGTCAGGCACCAGCTAGCCCCAGCATCGCCGCGAGCCTTGCCAACATGGACGCTCTCTTGCCAGCCGCCCGATTCGTGGTAGCTAATGACTGCGAGAATCAGCGCCGTGTTTTGCCTGGCGTGGAAGCCAGCGAACAAATATGGCCCGTCGTCCGTCGCCTTGGCGATGGCTTCAGCGATTGAATCGTAGCGCTCAAGCGCATCATAGGGGTCCTCTTTGGCGTGCCGGTCCAGCGGCATCACCGATAGCATCACAGCAAGAATATAAGCGGATAGGGGCAAGGCTCACTCCTTCGGAAACTTGGCATCGATTAGCGCGTCCACTTCGGCGTCGATTGCCTTCTTCGTTGGCTCCTTCGGCGGGTCACGCAATTCGGCGTGGTTGTCGAAGAAGCTTTCAACGATGGACGGGACGACGCCAGCGGCTGCGGCGAATAGACGGATAGCACTTTCGGGCGTCACTTGGCAATCTCCAAGGCATTGGCCATCGAGCTGAAGCCCTTCTGAGCTTCGGCCAGCTCAGCGATTGCTGGCAGTAGCCGCGGGTCGTTGTGGTCGTTTATCAGCTTGGCCGATTGGATAGCGCTCGCGAGCATCAGCCAGGCTCGGCGCAGTCCGTTGTAATACTTCCACGCTGGAGCGTAGCGCTTGCGCACGTCGTCCACGCAAAACTCCGCATCACCTCGAGATGGCGCAGTCTCAACGCAATCCACTTGCTCCGCTTTGTAGCGCGCCGCCAAGACGCTCTCGGCAGCATCGGCAAAGTCCGCAATCGTGTTCGCGGTCTTCGTCGCAACTTGCACTTGAGACGGCAGGCATCCGGCCACGATTAAGGCGAGCCCAATCAAGAGCATCAGTTTCCCCATGAAGCTGAAGCCGGACATCTTACTCCTTCAGCGCTCTGGCTTTGCCAAAGTCCTCGGCACCAAGGCCGCCGATGAGCGTCATCCCAATAGCGGAAATCATGGCGGCCAATTCTGGCCCGGCTTTGCTGTAGCTGATAGCTGTGCAAACTGCGGTGAGGATTGCGGTCCAGAACTTGCGTGATTTATAAATTGGCTTGTTCATCTTATTGTCTCCGAATCATACTGATTATGGTGTCTAGTTTGCCGCCTTGACGCTCAAGCGTTGAGCGCACTTCGGCTTGCTCGCGCGCCATGCAATCGAGCTGAGTTGTTTGGCTGGCTATTTTAGTGTCGAGCCTTTCAATCTTGGCCTCGGTCTTGTCTTCAAGCGCTTGCACTCTGCCATTTGCTGACGGTGGCCGCACGGTATCGCGGCGCACTTTGGGCGTGGACTTTCTAATCTCACGGAGCAGGATAATCGTAGCCGCTATGATGGCGCCCGCCGTCCCTAGCTCTGTAAGCATCTCGTGCATTTCAAATTCCAAATATCTCGTGGACGGTGTAGGCGGACAGAACAGCATCGCGTTTCATCAGTATAACCCGCCCAGATTCCGCCAGCCGCGCGATTGCGTCAGCGCCAGCCGCTCGCTTTGCGGCTCCGTCGCTCGCCTCGTAAGCCATAGCCGTGGGCTCGCTGCTACCAAAGACGGTCGGGCGTCTAGGCGCTGCAAATATCATCCCG